CTAAGTGATGAGGGGCTGCGGAAGACATCGTTACCCCCAGCTGCAGTACCCCACCTGACGATTTCAACTAGGTCACCGGCGCTAGTGTTGTTAGCGAATATCAAATTTTCCAGTTGACCTGTGACAGACACTGCATAAATACCGGCAGATGCGTAAGTTTTTGTGAGACCGGGTGCCCCAAGTTCAGCAGCTGCGTTCTCGAGACCGGACTCGGTTTGATCGCCCCAGTTAATTACAATATCGTTATTGTTAGCTGCGCTTTCGGCGGGAAGTTCAAATACGCGGTCGCCATCGCCCGCCGCGCCTTGCGTATTGATGATCAAACTAAGGGCTCCAGCCGGGCTGGGAGGCACAAAACCGTCAGCATTTACTGGGTCAAGTTCACCACGTACTAGCGCTTCAGCTACAGTTGGCGTAATTTCGCCGTTATAAATATATACAGCGTTAATATAACCATTGTAACCTACGGTAGGGTCAACTGAATCGTGACCGATGGTTACTTTGTTTAAGTTAGACGGCACAGAACCACTCAAAGATTGTGCAAATCTTGCGGTTGCAGTGCCATATTGGTAGTTATTTGCTCCCCATGTAATAATGTTGCGCTCTCTATCTTTGGTTGGAACCGGGAACGGCAGTGTAGGCTTTACAGTACCTTGAATACTGTAAACAAGTGCTGGTGAGTTAAACAATTCTGATCTTGCTTCGATTGCTAAATTTAGCTTTTGGTTTGATGTATTCTTAACTGAAAGCAAAGTGTTATCGACTGCAGTATCTAAAGCTGTTGCATCAACATAGACTGAACCTACGTCTGGAATGTTAATAGAATCGACAGATAGTAAATCTGGCTGTCTTGTTTCGGTAGTACCTGTAGTAATTATTGGAGACGAACCGTAAGACCCCGACTCAATCTGAGGGCATGCGATTCTTACTGTAAAATCATAAGAAATATTTGTGGCAAAATCGCCTACCACAATTCTAGGTATAAGAAAAGGAAAGTCCGCAGAATAGGTAGTAGTTGCAGAATAAAATTTAAAGGTATTGTCTATGTTGCGCAAGTCTAGATTCACCCACGAAAAAGTTGAAGGCGGTGTTCCGCTTATTAGTTTTGCGTAGATTGAGAATGTGTATGTTTCGCCTGCAAGTACAGATATGACGTTGCCGGAGGAGCCACTGGGCTGTACAAGCCATAAATTACCTGTTAGCGTTGTTCCAGAAAAGCGAAGATCTACATAATTTAGTCCTTTTTCTACACCACTACTTACAATTGTCAGCACACATCCGGGTTGTAGTTGTCCCAAGCCCCAACCTGTTGGTAGTGATCCCGTCGCTCCAATAGCACCGTTTACTGCACCAGTTGTAGCGCTATTAAGGACTAAATTTGTGGAAGTGCTTTCTATCAAAAGACCTCCAAACTCTCCTGTATTAAAATCGTAAGAAAATCTAGGTGTATTACTTGCAGCTAAGATGTAGTCTCCCTGGTCATTTACATAAAAAGCTTCGCCTTGACGTGTGAACGTGAATCGAGGGTCGATACGCCGCGATGACCGTGGGTTAATAAGGGCAACCGGGCGTTGGTCGTAGAACAGTTCTTTGATGGCCATTGCGGATCAGGCGGTGGTGGTGGACTTGATAATCACAAAGTTGAGGACGACGGCCTCGCCCAATGCGCCTGCCGTCAGGTTGCGCAGAACGATCTTCACCGATCCGCTGGTAATGTCCAATGTGCTGACCACATAAGCTCCAGCAGTTGCGCCGGATTTGATGCTGACAGCGACGACATCTTGTGGAGCGATCTGGCTATTGGTAAGTGTAAATGCAACTGCTGTATCTGCTGCAAGTGACGCAGCGTTCATTGTGATCTCACCGCAGGGTGTATTTAGCTCCACGCCCGTGGTCTTGTCCGTCAGCTGAGTGATGCTGCCGCCACCCTGGGCATAGCCGCACCACTCATCCACAAACGCCAAGCGACCCAGTTGCCCGGACACTGGAATCTCATCGGCATCTGTGCCGACCTCGAAACTCAAGATCTTGGCGCTGAGCAGCGAGTTGTAATCGCGCCAGTAGTTCAGACCGAGGTTGGTAATTACCTTGGGCTGGTTGTTGTCAAGTATGTCGGCGTCGGTAGTAGGTACTGCCGTGCCTTCAATATCGGTAAGCGTGGCGAGTGAGACCGGACCCAGCGGCGCGTCACTTGTGGACAAACCGGCACTAAGCGTGAAGGTAGCTGTGCCTGAAATGTTGATGTCATTGAAGAAGCTTTCGCCCTGGGCCGAAATTCCGTTTGGAAATTCGGTAAGTGGCTCTTCATCGACGTTTGCCAATGAGGTCAAAGTCTGAGTCTGGCCCGTGCTCAGATCCTCAATTCCGGTCGCTTTAACGATGAAGCCCTCTTCGTTAAAACCGGACGGGAATACCCGGCCGCCAAGCTCATTGGTGAAGTAATAGGTGAACTTGTTCAGCGCACTCAGTGTTTGCTGTGCTGCCGGGAAGCCCTTGGAGTAGTTGAGGGTTCCAGCCCACTCAAAGGCGTGGGCGAACAAGCGCAACACCGAAGGACGGCGGAATTCAGCAGCCCAACAGTTACGTTGTGTCGCCAAGCCGCCAGATGGGGCGGTTGGGAACTGCGTGGTGTTGTTTACGTCGCGGCGGCGGTCAGCTGAAACACGAGGCTGGAGTGCTGCATGTGCGGCTGCCTCGCTAAAGCCCAATGCGCGAAGCAGGGAGTAAGCACCTTGGTAGTCGTTACTGCTTTGGTACTGATCTTGGATTGATGCTTCGACTGCATCAGGACTGCCGGTGGTCCAAAGGGTATTGAAGTCAAACCCAAGATCGGTGCCGTCTTGCTGGTTTTCTGTGTCGTTGTCAAGTACCAGCGTGTAGCTTTCATTGTCGAGCTTTTCGTCTGCTTGGTACGCGCTCGGCATGTGGACGTAGCTTTCTTGCCAGTCCGCTGCAGCTGGGCCGCCAGTAGCTGCTGTCGTCAGATCACGCAGCGCGGTGAAGTGCTTTTCGCTGAATTTGACTGTGGTGCCAGCTCGGTAGAAAGTGTTGTTGGCAAAATTGATGTTTGGATTGCTTCGACGTAGCTGGATCTCTTGGGTTTTGTAAGTGCCGCCAAGGGCAAACTGTGAATAAGTCGAAGTGTCAAAGTCAACGGAAGATACTGTCGTAACGATTAGTGGATCGCTTAGCGGCAATGTGCCATTCACGTAAGGATCAACATCGCCGACAAGAACGGGAGCTGTAGGATCCAGTTGCAAGACGTACTCGCGCTGCACCAGGCGTGTTGGCGCTGCGGTAGCGAACAGACCGATGGCCAAGCGGCGTTCTGATGCAGTGCGGTTGTCAATCAGACGCCGAACATAAACACGGCGACCAATAGCACGGTTAATGCTGCTGTTTTGTGGGAAGCCAGGGCTTTGGCCTGTTTGATCTGCTAAGGGAGATTGGATGTCAATACGGTCAGGATCGCTGGTGCTCCAAGCATTTGCTGATAGCGGGGCACGCCAATCAGTGCCATTGGGGTTTTCGACCCAGATGTAACTACTTTCGCGCAAGCTATATCCCAAATCACCAAGGATTTGCGGGATAGTCGTGGATCCTTCAGCGGCTACTAAAGCATCATTCAATTCAAAACGAGTCTGACCATCGGCATAGCTGCTAACAGTACCAAGGAAAAACTTCTGGACGTTGCCAGTTTTTTCGCTGAGATTGAGCGGAACCTTGAAGTAGGCAAAGCGCCACTCCTTATCCAGATCGAACGCTGTGGGCTTGTAGCCGCTTGCGATGGCGACGCAACCGCCGAAGGAGCTGTTGCTGTTGGTGATCGAGACTTCGCCGCCGCTCTCGGTGGAGTGGTGAACGCCTTGGCCGATGGCGAAGATCGAGACCTCTTGGATGAAGGCGTTGTTGATGGCGCGGATGTGGTAGCTGCGCCGTGTCGGCTTCATCCGAACGTCGTTCGGGTCGCTGCTGATGTAGGTGCTGTAGTTCGGCATCTGAATCCAGGTGCCGCCGCTGTACAACTCCCAGCTGGACATGTCCCGCTGCAGCGAAACGCCAGTGAAGTTCGCGGTAACCATTGACCGCAAGCCTTCGACCTTGGCGCCATCTGCGTGGATGCCGCCCATGCCGTACTCGGAACGGACCGAGCAGTTGAAGATATAAGGCGAGGCTGACTGGGTGGTGTCCCAGTCCTCATCGGGGGTGTCGTCGATTGGGCCGACGATTTCGTACTCGGTCGGGCGGGTGACCGTCAGCGCATTGCTGAGGTTGGCTGGGCTGCCGACGTAGGTGCGGACTTTGGTGTAGAAGTCGTCCAGCTCTGACTGACTGGCGAAACCAAATGCCGACAGCAGGTGGTGGCTGCTGGTGCTGTTGATCTTGTCGAAGAACGTGAAGCCGAAGAAATAGCCGGTGCCGGTGACCTTGAAGATCTCGCTGCGGTTGCTGCGGTCTGCCAGTTCATCGGCAGGAGTCGGTACATAGGTCGGGCGGAATGTGCATTTGCGCAGGTCAGGACCGCAAAGCGAGCATCCGCGTGGCAGCAAAATGCCGCCGTTGGTCGGGTTGTACTTGATCAGCTCTGCTGGTGTTGGCTCGTAGCCATCGACCCAGGTGATTGGGGTGCCACTGCCGGGATCGTTGTAAACCGTGTGGACACCAGGAGCAAGGATGATCGACACGCAGTCGAGGTGCGCCTTCGGGTCGGTGATCGTGTACCAGTTCTTGCTGGTGATGATGGCGGCCTCGATCACCGCACGGTTGATTGTCTTGAACGGGCGTTGGGGACTGAAGCCGCAGGTAAGACGCTGCTGATCCAGGCGCTTTAGCTTGGCCTCGATAATTTCTTCGTCAGTGCTGCCGCCCGGTGCTTCGTAGGTGTTGTAGCTACCGCCGGCGAAGGTGTCTTGGCCGGTGTATGGGTTGACGTACAGCGTGAACGGTGCTGTAAGCGGGTCTACTTGCTGGGTTCCGCCGGCTGCCACATTGGCGACGCCGGCCACCTGACGCATCAGGTCGTTCAGCGTGGCGATCTGCGCCCGGAACTCTGCCTGCGTGGCGTTGATGTTGTCTAGGGCGCCAACAGCACCAGCAAGCTCAAGGGAGGCCACGCCGCATCAGTCACTATCTTTCAGAAGTCTACCGACGCTTCCTACGTCAACCGTAGGTTTATTTCACCGCTGACAACAAAGTCCGTTGAGCCTGTCAGCACTTCTGTTGGCCGGACATTCAATCGAGAGTTGGTAAGCAGGAGGTCGCAGCTGTAATAAGCAGTGTCACCAATCTGCGGCCTTGTTGGATTGCGGTCTTTGTACAGATAGAATTTTGCGCTCGCCTTTGTGTTGCGCTCAGTCAGAAGCACCAGGCGAAGTAGGTCAGTGCTGGTCTGCTGGCCCTCTTCAAGGTTGGTATCCACCAAAAATTCAAGCGAACCAGCGCCACGAACCAAGGCTTTTACGTTTTCGCCAAAGGTTTCGCCGATGGCTGTCATGTCGAGATTGGCTGCGTCTACATCCAAGACCCATTCAGTGAGTTCGGCTTGTATCAGCCAACCGCGTCCGTCTGGGTCTTCAGAGATCGCAGTGATTGCTGCCGGAACTGGGATCACATCCTCCAGCAACTGATTGTCGCTTGGTAGAGCTATACCTGAAATACTTTGACCTGCGCTGCTGATACCCGCAAGGTACGAAGCATCACTGCTATAACGCGCCACAACAAAGTTGACGGTTGAAAAAGCACTCAGTGTGAGTTCGCTGCCTGTATCGAGATTGTATGCGGCAAGTTCTGATGTAAAAAGTCTTACCCTTCCGAGGGCGTCTACGTTGATGTAGCCATCGGTAAACTCTGTGGCTGACCCAGTGTCGTAAAAGTTGACTGTGTTATCTGCTTGGTAATAGTTGGCGTTGGGTCCGGTTACGTGTAGTCGAGCCTGACTCAATACAAAAACGCTGCCGAAGTAGACGCCCGCTCCACCTGGATTACCGGGGGAGAAGGGAGATCCACCTGGGAAATTAAGGATTACTCGATCTCCAGTCCAGTAGTCCGGGTTACCGAGATTGATTCTTGATGGTGTGGTTGAGTGAATTAGCGCTGTAGGGGCAAGCGCCATCGGCTCCGGCCACTCTCGGCTCAGTTCGAGGATTCCGCCGTTGCCGAGGATTGCCATCAGAAGGAGCCAGTGGGCTTACCGGAGAACGTGAAGCTGATTGGTACAGAGATCAGATCACCAGCGCTGACACTCGGGCCAACCGTTGTAATCAGTACGTCGCCGGAAATTGTTCCCTCGCTGCTGGCGTTGTTCAGTACCAGCTGGAGGCCGGAAAGTGTTTCGCTGTCCTCCAAGATCTGCTGCATCAGATCAGTTGTGGCGGTGTCGTCCGGGTCGTAAAGCAGCGTGCCACTGCCGCTGGTGCTGCGAATGCCGTAAGCGTAGGTGCGGTCAGTTTGACCTACGCCTGTGGTTTCCAGTGCATCGCGGTTGATGTCCAACCGCACGTCACGCACCTTGGCGATCGTGGTGTAGGTCGAGGCTCCACCCAGCTTGAATTTCAGGAGCGCCGTGGCGCTGGTCTTTACGGCCATCGGTCCGCTGTGTTTAGGTCAGTCTAAGTTCAGCGACAAGGTTTACCCTGACGCTGGAACGGTTGGGCGCAACGCTTTCGACGGTT